TCTGAACCCCCTTGCCAATCTCCAGTACTTTGCCAGTGAAGTCCTTCGTATAAAGAACTGCTTGCTCATCTTTAAGCGCTAAGACAAGTTCACCAACAGCAATTTCGTGTGGTGCTGGTAGTGAGTCATTGTTGAGAGTATGCTTAAGTATTGACACAAGCTGGTGTTAATTGGTTATCTAGGCGTTCAAGATATTCAAGGCTGGTTAGGTCATGTTCAATAGGGCTAAGTATCCTGATGATTCCATAGAGGTCGCCTATGTCTGCTAATTTATTGAGGCTATACTTTTTCCAGTCGTTTGCAATCTTGTATAGTAGGTCAAAATCGTTTTGGTACAAGAACTCTCTAGTCAGGTACAACACCTGAGACAGAAAATACAATTGGCGTTGTTGAGTACTTAAATCTAGAGCCACTACAAGGTCGCACCAGTGCAACATGAACATTTTTACCTTAGCCATAGGAAATGAAAGCGAAGCGCTATAAACTAATTTGTCCGTGATGTAGTCTTTTGGATTCTTCATGTGATTAAAATTGAATAGAGTTGATGTCTTCGCAGTTAGGTATGTTATCAGTAAAAATAAAAAGTTCATTAGGTTCATTATACCTTTGTTCTTGTTTTGCCCAATATTCATCTTCAGTTAGCTTTGCGTCACCATCACCAAAAAGCATAATTACATTATTATTTGTTTGTTGGCTAAGATAGCCTATAGCGTAACTTATATCGTCTACCCATTCATTAGTCGAAAACAGGGGGAAACCTACTAGCTCATTAACAGCATGGTCTGGGTCATACGTCTCATCGAGAGTGTAGTCGGTTGTATGGGGCTTGTAAAAATATAGCTGACCATTCTTGATAAAAGGAACAACTGCCCCAAATCTTTTTTCTTTGTCCGCCTGAGCCTTACCTCCCCATTCACTAGGTCTAAAGGGTACAATATTCGGAAACTCGCTAGCAAGTAAGCGCATCACTGCCTCGCCATTAGCTTTAGCCTCGACACCAATTTCAGCTTGAGGATATTTTTTAGCTAATTTTCTGATAGCAGCCATTTGCCCTACAATATCCAGTTTTGCACGAATACCATCAATGACGTAGTAATTATCTTCTTTTCTGCCCACCACAGCACCTAAATTCCAGCTTGTAGATGCCTCTGATGCCGCAAAGGTTAAATCCCACATAATAAGCATAGAATCCATCTTAGTAGGTTTTTGCGATACAATGCGGATATCTTTTTCATCAAGTGTAACGCCCTTACCACCACCTGAAGGGTCTTGCTGGAATAAAGTCTTGCGCCTGATTGGGTTGATTGTCTCAAGATAACTAAGTGGTAATCGCTTTTTGTCCATAAGCTCACCTTCGGTCTTGCGTGGGTCATTCCAGCGTTCACCTAAAGGAGAGAAATAGGTTTTGCGTTTAGCAAATTCAGCAGGGATACAAAGCTCAAAGAAACCGTCTTCACCTTTATATTTGTTAAACAAGTGAGCAATCAAGTCATCATCACCAAGACGCTGACAAATAGCCATCTTGACATCAGTGTTGACATCATTGCTACGACCGAATAGCTGGTCAGTTACCCATAAGTTACGTTCTTTTCTGATGCGGTCGTTCTGGTACATCTTCTCATCAATAATGTCATCGATAAGGAATACTGTGCCTCCATTACCGATAATCCCAGTATCAGGCGAGGAGATGTTGATTTCGCCGCTACCAGTGTTTCCTATCTTTTTCTTGGTTGATTGGTCTTCGGATAACTTAAAACTGAAATAAGGGCTATCTGGGTTGCAGTATCTATTTGCGTATGCTGGATTGTTGATAATGTTACGAGTACCGAGCAAGTTTGTCGTACACAAGTCAAGTTTGTGAGAGGACAGAAAGAAACGTTCTTCGGGGTGATTAATCCATCTATATGCAGGAGCTGAAACCGAGGCTAGTGTTGACTTTGAGCTTCGGGGTGATACGGTAATTGCTAATCTTCTTATCTCTCTATTAAGGGCTGCTTCGATATGTTCAGCTATACAATCAATATGCCAATTAGATGTTAGTGCAGTACCTTGGTGGAATCCCCACGACCAAGGAAAAAAATGGCGTAACTTCTTGCTTGCTTTTTCTGCCAACACATCGTCAAGCGCGTCACTCATCTTTCGGAGTTCGGCTTCACTCATATCATTGGAATTTTTTTGTGCCGTTCGAGAGATTGCCATATGTATGTATATCGTGATATATTGGGTAGTATAGCATTCTGCCCAAATATACTTGGCTCGATTCAAAATACAAATCAAAGACAGCATAGTCAAACAGCCAGTCAAGCGCTACATTCCGCCTGATACTATCGGTGTCCAGTTCTTGATTGACTTTGCTAAGTGCGATGCTAAAAACCCACGTACCATTGAGTACTTGAAGGTTATCATGCCGTCAGAAAAGAATATTGTGGCGGCTAATGCAGTGATGGTGTGGATAGTGACCCATAAAGAATTGGACTTGAAGTTATATAGTCCTAAGCAGAGCGTGGTAGAGTATGTTGAAGCTAATCCGACCCCTTGGGGTGTGCAGAAAAAGGAAATTAGGAGAGATGATGAGTCAGTATAGGATAGTTAAAGTAGATAATCAGTTCTACACAGTTCAGCAAAGATTCTGGTTCTGGTGGTCTAATTGCTTTACGGTGGAGTGGGTTATTGAGAACGGCTTTCATAGTAGCTATGAGAAGATACCTTTGTTCTTTACTTCAGCAGACAAAGCAAATGAATACATAGAAATTTTAACTAAAAATAATGACCAAAAATAATATCGAACAAAAGCTGCAATCACTACGAAATTTGAATAGTGAACAGCCCGAAATGCAAAAGATAACAATACATAGGCTCAGCAAGACAAGCTGGGTAAACTGGACAGATATTAAACGCGCATATATTCTTGGCAAACGTATTGAAGAGTTCGACGAGGAGACAGGGCATACGCGGATTTGGTCTGAAAGCTACAATCTGCAAGAACTTGCAGAGGAGTTTGGTGTTGGTGTTAGTCAACTAACTAAGAAGTCTGCTATCGAAGGTTGGGGTGGATTGCGTGATAGTTACTTGGCGCGAGTACAGGAGGAGGCGCTTGGCACTGAGCTTGGCTATTTTACAAACGAAGAAAGCGAGACTGAGGCTAACTCGCTAGCTATTATTCGTAAGGGCATGAAGCTGATTAACTTAGGTCTGGAGCAAGAGTATGGCGATTTACTTGAGGCTGTAGACGCTGATGGTGATGTGGACTTGCGCGAATATAGTAAGGTCAACTTGAAGGCGCTGAGTGAGGGAATCAAGGGACTGAAGATGTTGCATGAGATGCATGGTAAGGTCATGGAGCAAGCACCTAAGACCAATCAGGAACTATTGGAGACGCTGAACCGTAGTAAAACCGTTGAAAGACTGAAGAATCCAAAAGAGCGTGAGAAATTGCAAAAGGAGCTACAAAAGAAATTGCAACTCCTTAGCCAGATTGAGGAGGATGACGAGGATTAGTCGATTTCAATTGAACGAGGAGCTTGCCCAGATTGTCTTGCGGGATTGGCGTAGGGGTCGGAGGCAGTTCTTTTTGCACGTACAGCAGCGATTCTATCATCCCAATTTTTTTCGCTGGTTAGTCCTGCTTTATCTGCCCACTTATCGAAGCCTTGGTTCTTGCGTCGAAGTTGTCCATACCCTACAGCAGCAGCACCTCCAGCTACAGTACCAATACCAGCACCAGCTACAGCACCTGTAGTAGTTCTTCCTAGTATTTTACCTACTCTCCCTAAAGCGGTTGTACTGTCTTTTTCTTCTTGGGTTTCGCCAGCCCCCATACCTCTAGCTAAACCATATAAAGCGCCAGCACCTAATCCAGTTCTAGCTCCTTGGACAGCACCTACCGCACCTAGATTCGTAAGGCTGAAATTTGCACCAGACGAACGAACGTCAGTGAAGTGAGTGAAATGTTGCATAGTTTTATTTATTTATTGTGTATATAACTAGAATACCTTATATAGGATATCGGGATTTGCAGCCATGATTCTCTTACTTTCTTCAGATAACTTAGATTTATCTGAAGTACAGAAGTAGAGCTTGGTGTTGGAGCCGTAATGCTTACGGTACATATTGAGTTGAGAAACTGCAAATTTTAAGGAATGTGAATCATTTTTCCGTTTTACTTCTACAAGGTGGTGTACTAATTCCCCATTTGGCTTGTACTCCTTGATAAGAATATCTGCAACACCGAAGGGATTCCTAACTTCTTCTTGGACAACATAGCCACTAGCACGAAAGAAAGACGCAATTTTTTTTCTGGTGTCCTTCTCTAGTGGTAATGGTGTTTTTTTCTTAGCCATTAACTTTATCTTGGCATTAATCCTTTGGCTCTGTACGCATCGAGCAGCCTATTGCGGTCAATGTATTGGTCAACTGTTTCATATTTTGAGGTATCAAACACATCTGAGTAGTTCTGGCGGTCTTGAAGTTTAGCTCGTAATTTACTTCCTGCGGTCGTTTGGTTCTTCCTCTTTTCTGACTCCAACTTGATGTTCATTGGTCTACGCAAAGGTGCATCTTCTTGCATTTCTTGAATGTATTTTTGGCGGAAGCTATTGTTGTCTATGTTTGGGTTTTGTTTGAATAACTTGTTAGATATTTGAGTTCCCGCTAGTCGGTCGCCATCTGAGAATTTCTTACGAAGGTACGGCATCAGTGGTCGAGTGTCAATGGGTAGTACTTGGTCAGGTTCGTAGTTCTGCCTCATGTAAGAGTAGGGCATTGAAGCTGTGTCTACAAGTTTCTCTACTGTCTCGTTAACGAGGTCTTTTTGGTCGCGGCTCACGTTTTTGCCCTGAGCCAGTGGCATCATCTTTGTTTTCTGCTGTAATGACCCTTGGCGGAAGTATTGGTTAGGGTCTTGACCTGTGGATGCTTTATAGATTGTTTTGTCTACTAGGCGATGCTGGAGGTTGTCGTGAACTGCTGCGGGGTTGTTGGGATTGAAACCACTTAGACCAGCCCAACCCGTATTAAGAGCGCCAGACTTAACATCCTGAGTGAGTTGACGTGCTTTGTTGATGGCAGCGTCAGTGAGACGTACAAATGAAGCGAAGTGTTGCATAGTACTATTTTACCTCATCTAATTGTGCTTGTAGAGCTTCTTTGTAGGTATCAAATGTCCCTAAAGTTTTCATCTTTTTATTTTGGTATGCACAAGCTTTATATCTTCCATTCTTTTGAGGATAAATATAAGACCCTTCACCTTTCCTGACTAGCAGCTTCTTTAGACTAACTTCTTTTTCTGCATCTTCAACAAAGTCTTCTGCCCAATAGTATTTTTCAGCTTTTAATCTTGCGTCTACAGCCTCTTTTTCGGTATTGAAGCTGCCTAAATGCTTAGCTTTGCCATTCACACTTATAGTTGCAACGTATTTATTATCTTTTTGTATAAGCCGAACCCCACTCCCACTCACTCTACAAACTGAAGGAGGCTTCTTTTCAGGGGCTATATACTTACCCCCGTTTTCCCAATAGTACTTCTCCGCTTTTAATCTAGCGGTTAATGCTTCTTCTTTAGTTTCGTAAGTTCCTAGATGCAGATTCTTACCATCATGTTTTATTTTGGCTTCGTATTTATTATTTTTTGTTTTATATATTCCTGCCCCAGTCTTCCTAAATTTCTTTACAAGTTTATCTTTGTACTCAGGATTTGACCATCTCTCGACTATACCCGCTTTAGTTTCGTCAGATGTAACTGTCATATCAACTGTAACTGCTATGTTAAACAATTTACTCCAGTCTTCAGCTAAATAAGAGTCCAACATTTTTTGTTCTAGGTTTCTTACTATTTCAACACTGTTTTCTTGTATTACTTCCAATATTTCAAAAGTGAAACTTGATTCCCCATACTTATTCCAAGCAGACTGAAGATGCCTATTAACATGGCAATTCTTTTCTAATTTAGATTTATGTTGTTTAAATCTGGTGGCGATATTTATACTAGAGCCAATATAGAACTTGGAATTAGCAGAGCAACTTATTTTATAGATTCCAGCAATTTTCATGTTAACTTTTTATTTTGTCCAGTAATAGTTTGGATTCGTTCTTTTTCTGCAACGCTTTTGGCATTAGTGGGGGTTTGGCGATACTCTTTAGCATTTTTTTGTCGGCTTTTTTGCCAGTTAGCGCTTTTAGCTCTTCTAGTTTAGGAGGAAAGATGTCAGGTAGTTTTGGGTCGGGCTTTTTGGTTGCGGTGGTGTCGTCAGGGTTCATTGCGTGAGTCGTTGTCCTACTACATTTCTATTGTACTGTACTTCAGTAACTTGAACTATTTGACCATCGGAGAGATGAAGGTAGAACTTGTCGGGCTTGCAGTAGGTAACTTCAGTGAAATCTTGGCGTACTACTCGATAACACTCGTTGACTTTGATGCGTTGTTTGCGAATGACTGTGGGAGATTGGTAAGGACGGATTTCTTCGTGGGGAAAGTAACTGGCGTTCAAGCTACTGGCGCTTGCTGGTGCTACGTAAGTGAAAAGGAGGCTGAGGGTCAGGGCGAGTGATTTAGGGTTCATGGTTAAGCTACGCTGGTTTTAGGGTTGGGGTAGAAGTATTTTTTTCTGGATGTGCCGTATTGTTTAAAGCCAAAATTGTTTAGCAACAAGACTCTTTCTATTTGTTTAGTTGGTAAGTCCAGTTCTGGCAATTTTTGTTTAATCTCAGGTATTGTGAATTGCTTAGAGAAACTGGAAGCTACTTCAAGTAAGCAAGATTCGCTTGTGAGTTGGAGAACTTCGTTAGGACTATTGCTGCCTTCTTGAAACCAACAATAAGCTCTGATAATGGCATTTGATAAAGTGTGAAAACTAAGGTCTTTAAAGCCGAACACCCTAATTACTTCTTTCATAACTTTATTGTAGCCGTCAGTAATAGATATTTTATCGTCTTTGCCTAAGTAGGTCACTTTGTAATTTAATGTGTCAATATCCTTAACAACTTCAAAGCCTTCCAGAGAAGCTGGGTTTGATAGGAAGTATGTGGCAAGTTTGTTTTCACTCACTTTACCAGAACTGGATAGCTCTTTTTGTACCTCATCTAGCTTTGTGTACACAGCAGTAAGCATAGGCATAAATTCTTTCTGAATAATGCTGAGAGCTACTTCTGTAGATACTGAATGTGATTGTACTAACAAATTTGCGGCTTTCATTAATTCTGGAGGACGCTTGGTTAGTAACGATTCTAGGTTGTTCATTGGGAATGTGTCAATCTTTTGTGTTATTTCTATAGTAACACACTTTCACACGATAATTTCACACAAATTATCACACAACTAAAAGTATCAAAGTTACTCAAACCTAGTAGAATCGTTACTATCGAATCACACATTCACACATAGTTTGTAAAAGTGTGATGCTGTAATCCTTACCCTGTATAGAAAATGATACTTTTCTATATGTATTATTATTATTTGGGAGACAGCCATGCGGCGCTTGAGCTAGTATTAATTTTTTTGTTTGCTGTGGCTATCTAAGCTTTTGCATATTTATTGAAGTGCCTCAAACGTCGAGGAATCGTTGAATAACCATTGTTTTTGGTGTGCCTTATATTACTGCTTCTCCTCCTCGGACACTCTTGAATTAGCCATGCGGCGACTGAGCAATATAACTCTGGTGTCAGGAAGAAGAGTAAGATGTCGTTACTTAGAGATTCTTCCGAATAAAGTGAATAGTAATTAACACACTATAATTTGGTGAGTCTATATTATGGCATAATTCATGTTATGTATGCTTTCTGAGATTTGGCGGAGTAGAGGCGCGTGTTCTCAAAATGAGAGCGATATGTGCAATTTGTTGCATAGGGGTATTGATGAGCATCGATATATGAAGGTAGTAGAAGCATGAAGGGCAGATAAAATCCCCCCGAAATTATCGGGTAACTGAGATGCAGCTTACATTTCCCTGATATCTAACTTCTCTACCCTTAGATAGATGACATATACTCATATCCATAGTATTATAATCAAAAGCCCCAGCTTTACTTCTTAGTTCCCCGAAAGTTTCGGGTAGGAGCAATAAACAAGATATCAGTTAAAACTCAGCTCTGACGAAGCGCCCAAAATGCCAGCCAAAAAAATTACCCCAAAATGTAGCTAGCCAAAATAGCCGCTAAAAGCCTAGCTAAATCAAAAAGGTATCTTTACAGCTACCCAAGATAACAAGGCGCTAAATAGCCAATATTTAACCACTACAAAGCGACAGTACAAAAAACTATAAGGAATACCGCGCACGATACTATATGCTATAACGAAAATTACACGACTTTACTTCGTTGTTTACATAACTTTACAATTGCTAAACGCTGAAACCCTTACAGAGAGCCAAAAACTAACTAAATAAAAATAATGCTTGCAATTCTAGAGATAACCTGATAGATTAAATCTCATGGAAAACGAGTTAAGCGAACCGCAAGGCAAGCACTCTAATCCATAGCTGACTAGGTTTCTAGCTAACCCAAAAAGATTTTTTCTAAAGGGGTTGACATTCAAAAAGAAACCGCCTAAGCTACTAAAGCGAACTCGAAAGAGAGTCTCGAAAAATTGAAAACAGAATAAGCAGATAACGTTATAAATCGTTTATATCGTTTCCAAGTCATAAGACTTAGGCTAGTGAGTTAACGCCCGTAAGGTATGGGATAGTGTTAACCGCGATAGCAATAGCAGTAAAGAGATACCTTGGAAAGTTATAGAACGTCATAATTCGACTGCATAGGGATTAACTAGATAGCCTTACAACCTATCTATGTCTCATTAAAGTAGCTATGACTCTAGAGTAATTTAAGATATCTCTAGATAGCTGTAAGTTGTTAGTCAGCTAAAACTATCAGCGCTTGCAATACCATTTTGAGGCGCTATAACAAAACACTGCGATGAGCTTAAATAATCGCGTTACTTCTTTCTGTACTCCTTACTGCGATGTAGCATTTATAAACTACTCACTAATTAAGGAACAAAATTATGACTGAACAAAAAAGAATTGAACTAATCAGAAAATTAGCTCAAGAAAGATTAGAAGCTGCTATAGAGTATGCAAAATACTTAGCAGATAATCATGGCATTTACTCAAAAGATTACTGGGATAACTACGATACGATACAAAGTATGTAATTTTTAGTACATCGCAGCAAAGAGTATGGAAAGAAGTAACTAAGACAAGAGCTAGATAACTCAGACTATTCAGGATTGTTATAGGCTACTAGCTGAAATATCGCTAGAGACAGCTAAGACATATTCTTAGGTCTAATACACTATCCAATCTAATAGAACGCTGTAACAGGCAAAAAGTGAGTTATATAGTCTAGTCCTAACTGTGCTGTGAAGCTTATCACTAATAACAAAGGAGATAAGACAATGAAGGAAGGTAGCTACGTTTATAGAGATGGTAAAGAGATACAAGTGAAAAATCTTGGTTGGCTCTTACGTCATTGGAAAGAAATTGAATACTTTGAAGTCGGAAATATTACATTGTCTGATGATACCGTTAGTCATGCTCTAAGGGCTATTGGTACTGATTGGATATATGAGACTGACTATGCTTCTCTTTCTGTCCTACATAGTTGGTTAAATAGACCTACATTTAAAGGTTTGACAGTTAACTGGTTATTCGATACTAAGGTAGAGATTGGCAGTAACGAATATAAAGAGTTACCTATAGAAAGTTATAGGCTTACAAGTTGGTAAAAATAAGCTCACAGCACAGCTAAGACTAGCACTATCGCTAGTTGTTATCGTGAGGTAAATATGTATCTTGATATCGTGCCAAGTCAATATCGTGGTTTTTGGTTCTGCCATAATTTCGATGTTGTTGAGAGTCCAAAGTATATCGATGTTTGTGTTTGGTGTGTTAGGTTGCAAGTGTTTAAAAGCTTGTAACATTATGGGAGAGGGGGTGTACCCTTATTCAACCCTATCCCATAATTTCGATTTTCCCCAAAAAAATCTCAAACTATCTATGAGGCAATGAAATAAAATGGTTCAATACAACTTGATAAAAAGAGCAGAAGAAAAAGATTACGAACTTCTGCAAGAG